CATCTTTATCAAGAGCACAATTAATACCAGTAGCATAATTATTATCAAATAAGTTAATATAAAACTCATCAAAATAATTATTTGAATCTAATTGATTTTTTAATCTATTATACCCAAATTCAATAGTTGCATCCTCTATTACATTGGATTTTAATCTAATTTCTGTTCTATCTGATGATATTTCATCTATAAAGAAAGTTATATTAGCATTAGATCCTATATGGTTTGTTAAAAAGTTATATAAAGTATAAACTGTACCTCTATCAATACCCCTTTTAGTAGTATCCTGCACAGGATCTACTTCAACAAAATCTGTTGTTATAGAAGCAGTTGCCGCAAAATTAAGTACTTCAATCCCCTCATCATTTGTGTATGTTGTTGGGATTTGATTATTTTCTGTATTAGTATTTTCATCAACTGACCAATCTGTATAATTTTGGTTTGAGAAAATAATTTGATTATTATAATCATAAATGAAAAACTCCATTGAAGATTGTGGAGAGTCTGGGTCGAATGAACCACTAATTAATTCAGAAGGTACTATAGTATTATTTGCAAAAGGAAAACCACTATCAGCTATTTGTTCTGGGGCAACTATAGTAATAGAAGCACTTACAGGGAAACCCTGGTTAGTAAAGCCTATTCCTATTGTTGTTATTTCTTCAGTATTGCTCATTTATTGCATGTTTAATTTTGTGAGTTATTACCAGGTACACTACTATCATTACCTAAGGAATTTGCAAAATCAACTCTAAGTTGTACATTTTCTTCTCTTAATTGGGTTATTTCAGCTAACAATGCTTCTATTTCTGCTTGTTGAGGTAAATAATTAACAAATTCTCCACTTGTTTTAGCAAGATACTCATGAGAATTTACTTCTCCAAGTTTAGGTATTTCATCAAATAACTTAAGGTATAATTCAAAGAAATCCCCTACAGTAGCTAAATCAAGACTAAAAAAACTAGGATCATCAGAAGTTAATAATTCTGTAAATTCTGTATTGTAAGTATTATTAAAAGCTTCTTTATCAAATACTTGTCTTTTTAATGCTGCTTGTTTTATTGTTCCTTCACTCATCCTTTAGCTATTTTAAACATTATATTCTCATCAAAAACTTTTACTTCTCCCCCAATAGATGTCTTAACCAGAATAGTATAATATCTTTCAGGTTCCAAACCATTACAGTATAAATCAAAATAACTTGAAGTATCATCTGCACTAATTCTTGTATATTCTGAGTCGAAATCAATTACAAATTCATTTGTTTCTGTATCTTTTATAGCATATAGAGATTGAGATTCAGGTAAAAAGTAATTAGTTGTATATAAGGAAGCTGTTAAAAAAGCTCTATCTGGGTATTTAGGCATTGCTGCAAATCTTAATCTAGGAATACTTTCAGAATAATAAGTTCCTAAATTGTTATATATAGAAATAAAGCTTTCTACTTGAGGTAGTATTACATTTTTAGATGAGCCTGTTTCAAATGTATAATCATTAAACCTAAATTCTAACTGTGGGGGGTATATTGTATTAGTATCGATTGAAAAAAACTGGAAGGTTGCGTTGTTAGATAAATCATTTATGAATTCTTTATCATTAGGTTGTTTAATTATAAACCCTTCATTTTTGAACCCTTTTGTATTATCTAATGAATAACTATACCATGTTTCTACTGTATTGGTAACATCTACAAAAATATCTTTAGTATCAGCATATGAAAATGCTTGAGATTGTGTAACAGGATCTAATGGTAAGTTAGAACCAGTATACCAATTTCCCCCACCTTCATATTGACTCCCTAAAAAAGAAGCTGTTACATTTTCTGCAAATCCTGTTGTTGGCCATTTAGTTGAACCTGAGTAATCTTGCCATACCCAACTAACACCATTAACTACTTCAGGTGCATTATTATACCTTCCAGTCCCCATACCCCAACTACCAGATGTAGGGTAAAATTCTAATTTTTGGTCTAAGTTTAATCCTGTTACTACGGCATTAAAGTTTCTTAAATATACTTTATATTCTCCATTAATAACTTTATCAGTTATAATTTCAGAAATTTGACTAGTGGGGAATTTAATTAAATACCTACTAGCTTGCCCAGCATCATCAAATTGAAATGTTGATGCTTCAATAATTTGATCTAATCCTGTATTTTTACTAGGATAAGAACTATATAAAGTTGAGTCTTTTTCGGGAAATATTTTATATACAGCCATTTTTTTAAATTAAATTATTTTCTGCTTCATCTTTAAATTTTACCATGGCTTGCATGTAAGTATTCTCAGGTGTATAAGCGTTTAATGTAAAATCTTTATCTTGTCCTTCTCGTGTTTTTAATGCTTCACCCCCGGGTGATGGTGATAGAGGAAGAGGTGATGAACCTATTGCTTTATACTGTCCGCTAGGAATATTTGTTGAATTAGTTCTATTAGGACCACCAGACCCTCCTTGTTGTACCCCTGCTTCATTACTTTCTACATCTAAACCTGTAATAGTTAATGATGAACTTAAGTTAGATTCTTGAGCTTGGGTGCCTGGGATAAAATATGGGTTATCTTTAGAATAAATTTGCTTAAAATTTGAGGGTTTGTCATTAATCGGACCACCAGAGGGGTCTGAATTTTCTGTATCTAAGTTAGTTTTATTAAAGCTGTCTATTAATGAATCTGCCATTTTTTCTTATTTTATAAAGGTACTACTCTTCCCTTAATATCAGAGTTAGGATATTTAAGTTCAAAAATCATTGGATCTATAGATGGGTATACTACATTATTAATAGTAGCTCCAACTATATCATATGCAAAGTTACTATATCCTAAAACCTCATCTGTTAAACAATTAATTACTACATCTTTAACAGTTTGAACCCCCTCTACTTTATCTAAAAGAACAAATAAATCTTTCATTAAAATTGGTTGATTAATTTGCCATTTATCAGTTTCAAAGTAATTTGATAGTGAAGTTATACACTTTGTAATAGTTTCATTATTGTTATAGTTAGGTAATACTACTATATCAAATATTACTTCAATATTAATTATAAATGCATCTTTTATTTTGATAGAATCATTAATCATTCTATACTCTGCTAAATATGTTGCTAAATTTTGTTTTAGTAAGTTAGATGAAGTTGCTAATTGACCCTCTGAATTATAGGTTAAAACATATAAATCTAATATTGTGGGTAATTCACCTGGATTATTTCTTTTATCTGCAACATTTACTGGGGTTGCAAAAGCTTTGGATATTGTACCCAAATTAGAAGGCATTGATAAAGCTCTAATTAAATAGTCTTCTTTAGTTACTGTTCTTAATTGGTTTTGGAAATTACCTACAGCATTTAATCTTAATTCTTCGTCAGTATCTCCATCTTGACCTCCATCTGCAGCTAAAACATTATTAGATGATACAGAGGCAAATATTTGATTAGCTAATGTTGTATCTGTTAAATTAGGATTGTTAAATACAATATTAGTATCATCTATTACTGTTAATGTATTAGCTTCAACATTAGCTCCAACCCCACCACCGGTTAAAAACCTAAAAGTTAGTGTAGTATTATAAGGAGCAATACCATAAGTATTTGTAAATATAAAGTTAAGAGGAGAAAATGCTGTTGTTAATTGATCTCTTTCAAATGGTAAACCTAAACCTACATTATCTGGGTTTGGTACTATTTCTTCATCATTACTTCGAGTATTCCCTGCCCCAAATTCAATTTCTAATGACCCGGAATTAATAAATCTAGTTACAAATCTTCTTTGAACTTGTTTTAACTGCAATAAATACGGAGCATCGGCTTCGAAACCATAGGTTGGATCATTCACATTTGTATTTCTTATAGAATTAAATACATTTTCTTGTGCCATATTAGGAACTTCATACCAAGTATTACCATCTATATCTACACAGTCTAAAATTCCTATTATATTAGAAGCATTTATAGTACGAGTATCAAATCTAAAAGCTTCCCCAAATGTAAATTCTTTTGTATTAATTGTTGCAGAGATTGCTTTTCTTGATTTCTTTAATAAATAGTAAGTTGGATTATTACCTGATATTTGATAAACTGTAACTTCTGTAGGATTTAAAGAACCTGAAGATGAAAAATCAACTGGATCTTCAATTATAAATTTAGTAGAAGGATTAGCATTTGATGTAACAGTAGTATTTTCAGGGATTAAAAGAGAATAATCATAATCAGGAACATACTCACCACCTTCTAACTTAGCAGGGATTTGTTGATAAAAATCAACCATAGTAGAAGCAACAGTTGTTACTTTTGGTTTATACCCTAATAAATAAGCCATTTGGTATAAGTTTTCTTGCTGTCTAGCTTTTTGAATAAAAGTTTCTTGGATTTGGTTGTCTAAGTAAAAAGATAATACATCTCCTACATAAGAAGCCATTTCCATAAACATCATACCTGTAGAAGTTTCTGAAAAATCGTTATAGGTGTCCGGGAAATAAGTTTTAGAATAATTAATTAAAGAATTTCTAAATTGGTTAAAATCCTTATCAATATATCTTATGTCTCTATTTAAATTAGCCATTATTGTAATAATATTTGTATGTCATCTGTTATCCCAAAGTTTGCTATTGTATAAGACAATGAAAAATTTATTTGGTTAAGATCTGGTTGGTTAATAAATTGTATTTGCTTAATTGCTACTTGTGGGAAAAAATTATTAATATCATTTTGAATTCTATTTTCTAATTCTTCGGTAGTAGAGTCTGCTATGTTTTGAAATAATAAATTTCTTAAATCAGCCCCAAATTCGGGATTAAATACTCTTTCCCCTTTATTAGTTAATAAATAGTTAATTAAATTAGATTTTGTTTGATCCCTAACAGTATACGTAGGGTTAAAAACAGCGGGACCGTTAAAAGGTAAACTAAATCCTACTGCTTTTCTACCAATCACATCGATTGGAAATCTATTATTTAATATCCTAGCCATTTATTACTTTTTACCCATTAAACCTGCTATTTGAGACATATCTACTTCTCCTGGAGGTAATGACCCATTAATTGAATCTCCACCTGCTGGGTTGAATTTTGGTTGAACTTGAGCTGATGTGAATTGTCCACTCATATCTCCCAAAATATTTTGATATGCTGATCTTTTTTGTTCAGCAGTCATAGTTGGTTGTTGTTTATTAACTGTTTCTAAAACTGGGCCGGTTTCGGCTATGGTTGAAACTCTTGGAGTCTTAACAGCTTCCAATAAGATGTCTTTCAATTCTTCCTGAATTGCTTCTCTTACGGATTCTTTAATTAATTTTTTTAATTCTGATGACTTCATTTTTTATTATAAATATTAGATTGTTAAGTTTTTTAAACGAATTATTACACTACAAGTGTTCTTAATTGTACTCTTGCATTAGTTACATTGTTTGTAACATTCCTAGTATCTGTAATACTAATAGTAACTTGATAATCTCCTATACTAGGCTCTCCAGGAGTAAATAAAAATACAGACCGTTCTACTTTTTTATCTTTAACAAAATATGTATTAACCCTTGGGGTTTCTGTGGATCCAGATTTAACACTTGAAACTGCTACTCTATATTCAGCCCCCGTGTTAAAAGTACCATTTTTAAAACCAGTATTAATAACAAGTTGTAGTTTTTGGTTAGTGGCATTTTTAGTAATAGTTCCAAATTTAAATATAGGTTGATTATTTTTAATTGGAATTTCTAGTAAATCTAAGGGTATGGTTAATTTATCTCTTCCACTAGTATCATTTTCTGCTTCATCCTGAGGGTCATATGCTTCATTATTCTGTTCAGCCCATCTTATATTCAAACTATCAATAGTAGCTTTCATTTCATCCAGTAAGGTTTTTACTGATGAAGTGTAAGAATATGATTTCTGGAATTTATTATTATATGTTATATATCCTATGAAAGGGTTAGTAGCAGCATCTTCATTTATATTAGTAGCTTTAATTCTTCTTGAGGGGAAAGAAAATTGATTGTTTGCATCTTCTTCTAAGATAAGTAACCAATCTCGAGATGCCGCTCCTTTTTTAGCATATAAAAAGGGAGGATTTGATCCTGGTTGGAGTTGAGAAATTAGTGATTCCTCATTTAAAATATTTAAGTTGGGGTTTGCAAAGGTACCAGCTGTAGCTGCAGCATTACCAACTTCAGCTATTAAAGCATTTTTTTCCTGTTGGTTCATGTCTTCTTTTTCTGCTAATTCTCCAATACATTTATCAATCAAAAAATCTAATTTTCCTAGTTGAGATACAGCTCTACCAACAGCTCCTGATACTGTATTTGATACTGCTCCTACTTGACCTGTTGCTCCTTTAGCTCCTTTTAAAACATCCCCTAAAATATCTAAGGAATCAGCTAATTTAGTAAGTACATTTATGGCTATACCAACACCCCCAGAAGGTGGGATAATTGCGGTTGGAATAGGAATTAATTTTATAGTTTGTACTGCTGTTGATAGTGTATCTATAACGACATTAGTAGAATCTGTTGCTTCTTGAACTGAACTAAAAGTATCTAATATTTGGTTTAAACCATCTTGAAGTTGGTTTTTTTGTTGTACTATTTTTAACAATTCAGGTTTTGGAGGACAAGAATCTTTAAATTTTTCCAATATCCGATCAACAGCTAATTCTAATTTAGATGTATTTTTAACTACTGAAACAACAGCCTTATTAATTACTTTATTTAGAGCTTCTGACATTATTTAGACTTGCTTACTTTAGATTTATAATTTTCTATTCTATTAAGCATATTTTGGGCTTTAATAAGTGTATCTGTGGCTGGTCCTGGTATAGCTGCGTTAGGTACAAAGGGAGTAGGTGTTCCAATAGGTGTGGACAACGCAGTGCTTAAGTCGATTATAGATAAAATTAATTTTTTGAAATCAAATAAAAATTTATCTCCTAATATTACAGGTTCAGTTGCATTTTTATCACCTAAATATATTTCAGGTGAGGAAATCACTGTTTTTGGGGTATCAATATTTACACTATTAAGGGAATTTAAATTTATAGTATCAAAAGATGATAAAAGAATTGAGTCTGTTTTTGAATTCAAAACTATACGCCCTGAATTTAATATTATTTGGTCTCCATCAAATTGATTTAAATTAGTTGGAGGTGTAGAATAAGAATCATAGATGTTACTTGCAGCTTCAATAGGAATTTGTTGTGTAGATGTTAAGTAAATACTAGATTTATCTAAATTTATATCTTCTACCTGAGGTATCCATTGCTCTTTACCATCATCATGTTGACCATTTCTAATAATAGTGAGGGGACTACCACTATCTCCATTATTAGACCAAGGGTTAGAAGGTTTTGAATTTAAAACTGTTGATGTAAATCTAATAGAATTTCCCCATCTACCTTGATATATAACATCGCCCTCAAAAGGTTGAAGATTTTTTATTTCTATTGTTTCTTGAAAAGTATCACCTAAATTAATTTCAGTATTACCATCCGTAACTCTTCTTACTATACCTGCTTCAGTTTGTTGGTAATCCTGTTGTTGGGATTCTGGGATAGTATCTTCATTATATAGACCATCAGGGATAGCATTATGATGGGCACTATTCCAAATATTTATAGGTTGAAAATAATATCGTGAAGTTGAAGTTACACTATTTTGAATTTGGGAGTTAGGCAAATCAACTATATATACTATTTCATTAGTTATAGGAATGTTTGATATGTTAGGAAATAAAGGATAAGCTATAGTATTAGCTTGAGCATTAGGGTTCCTTTGTGGGTTATTTACATCTTCATATATAATAGCACCTAAAGTAGACCACCCTCCATACTTTTCAAAAGTTTCAGGGTAGGTTTCATCATTAGTTATAGCAAATTTTACTCGACCATAAGTAAAAACACCTTTACTATTACCCTTAGGTGTAACTGACCCTACAGAATTTCCTAATCCAACTCCTCTAGCCATTTGATTCTTTATTAATGTTTAGTTTATCCATTTCTGCTAATAATGCTTCTTTCTCTTCATCAGTTATTCCTAAACCTCCATCGTCCCCCATATTTTGGAGAGATCTTTGAACAATAGTAGCCATTTTAATTAAGGCTTCATCATTTTTAACACCTATCTCCATATATTCTTTAATTAAAGGGACTATAAGAGTGGCATCACCAATTTCTTGAACTAAAGGTTTTAATTCTGATATTAATGCTACTACTTGAGCATCTCGCTTTTTTTGATTTTGGTAAATCTCTTCTAAGATATCCGAGAATTTCTTATCACCAAAAACAAATGAATCTAATTGTGACATAATATTTTTGGTTATAAATATGTAATTTTAAAGTTATTTTGGAGGGAAATACCCATGTTCTAGGTAAAATAAATATTTTTCCTTAAAAATACCATACAACTTATTAGCTATTTTAGTAATTTTAGGAGTTTTTACATCAACCATTTCTCTAATATAGATGTAAAGTGCCTTTTTATTGAAAACATCGATAGCATCTCTTTTTCTAAATAATTCTAAAATAGCATCTGCTATGGTAGCATCATTGCCTTTAGGAAATAGAATATAAATTCTATCTGTTACATAATCAACATACTGATCTATAAATATAGATAAACGATCTTCATATTTATAGTTTTTACTTTCTTTTAAATTTTTATTACTAAATTCTTCTTCTTCCGTAACGATGCTAATATCTTCTTCTCTTTTTTTAGATGATATAAATAGAGGATCTGAAGTATCTAATTGAGAATATTGATTAAGATCTGAAATGGCGATATTTTTGATTTTATTACCATAATTTTTTTGATTGTAAACTATTAACCAACGTTTTACAATGGTACCAAAATATGATTATGCTTTGGCCCCATTTTCGGGGTTAAATAAATGAATTTTACTTAAAAGAAATACAATTATTTCATGTTGTAGGTCTTCTAGGTTCTCAACACCATCCGTGTAATAGAATTTAAAGGTGTGGATTATATTTTCGGTTAATTTATAAAAGGGCCAATGGATATGTTCTTGGTATAATTCACTTCGTTCTTCTTCATCAGAAGAGCGATTGTATTTAACAATCGCATTTTCTGTTTCTTTTGTAAAGTATACTCTACCTTGTTTTTGGGATTTTTTTTCCCTTATTATGTGATCCATATTTTATTTTTCTCCTTTTAATTGGAAATCATTAAGAATTTCTTGTATTTGTTTAATTTGTTTGAAGAAAAATCCTACCTCGTCATCAGATTCAAAAGATCCTTTTATATCAATTTTTTTAACTTTATTATCTGCTACTTCTATTACTCTAGATATTTTATCTAAATAATCAAGATATCCTAATAATATGTCTTCTGCTTTTTCATTTTTCTTTAAAAGATTCACTGTTGTGAATCCTAAAATTAAAACTGCTAAACTTAAAAACGATATAACTATTATTGCTGTAGTGGGTGTAATTTCCATTTTTATAATTTATCAAAAATATTCTGTAAACCCTCACTTTTAATAGAACTTAAAGCTTTATTTTTGGTTGATGGTTTTTTATTATTATCTAATGTAAAATTTTTCTTACTAGCATCCACGCTATTTTTAAATTTAGGTAACCATTCAACTTCAAATTCTATCCTTGCTGCCATCATATCTGCTTGATGTAGTATAAATGGTAGTGAAGTTCTTGGTTTTTGTTCGGGCATATAACCTTTTAAATACTTGTCATTAGCTGGATCATATAAACCATCATGAGTTTGGATTGCTATCATCTCATTAAATGTATATTTTATACCATTATCTTGGAGTAAAAATAACCCTCTATCTGGGACTGCTGAAAATGCTAATTCTTTATTAAACATATAATCTTCACCTAATTTATCACGTCTCCACTTATCTGTTTGGGGTATATAAGCTTCATGGTTAGCATCACCCATTTTACCTAAATCATGATTTATAGCTGAGAATACTAATTCCTCTTCTGTAAATGTAGACATATCACAACCTTCGGATTTCCATAATTCTGATTGCTTGAGAGCACATCTAACTACTCTATTAACATGATCAACATAACCCCCTGGGAATGCTGAGTGGTATTCTTTTTTATGAGCAGCAGGCATCATCATAATACGATCCCCATACTTTTCATAAAATTTTAATAGTTGATCTTTTCTCTCCCCAGTAATATGTACTTCAATATTATTGAGGAAAATTTCCCAATTTGACTGGATTTGTTCTGCTGTTAATTTCATAACTTTTATTTATTTAATATACTTGTGATAAAAATATAGGTTACACATAGTGGAAATACTAGTGTAAATGATAAAACCTTAAACATGTTGGGTATTTTACCCATGTCTTAAAACCTTAGCTTCACGCTCTACTAAAGATTCTAAATCTTCTAATTTTTCATATAGATTTTTTAAGCTTTTTCTAAATTCTTCTACACTTGATCCACCTCGTGATACCATCAAATCTAATGATTTTACTTTAGATTTAACGTTAGTAAACCCTTTGTCAATAAGTTCTTTGTTCCTAAATGCCATTTTATTATTATTTAATTATTAATATTTTCAATATACAAACCTACATCTACCTATCCACCTTATATTCCTCATTCTCTCCCCCATTTTCCCAAATCCCGTATTTCCAAGGTAATAGGAATTTTTACAATATCCAAGTTTTGATTTAACTTTTCTTTGAAATTTTTAGAATTTTAAGGATATGTGCACATTTTTCATATTCTTCACTGTGCTGGAAGTATTTGATTCCTAATTCAAGGGAGGTGTTTAATTCTTCACTACTATATTTTTCTATAGCATTAATATGTTCTGAGTTTTCTAGATCTATTTGATTTATATAAAACCAAGCTCTATTGTATGCTACAAAGGCCCCGGCTTCTTCCATTTCCTCTACACTCAACTCAGCATTAGTTTCTTTAAAGAATGTTACTACTTTCTTTTTAAAATTGATAAAATTTAATAGTAATTTTTGATACATTCCTAACTTATAGATAGGTTTTTCAGTAATATCCATATGTGATACATCATCACCCTCTGTACCTCCCAGAGGAAATAGGTTAAATAAAACATCTAAATTAATCATCTGAAATGTTTATTGGGTTACCTCCTTTTACTCTATATAGGGCATATTCCCAATTATCTTTTACAGATTTATATTTATGTTTTTTTTGAGATTTCATCTTTGACAATTGTTCATGAAATTTTTCTTCTAATCCCTTGTCTTTTATTTCAAGGAAAACATCCATAATTGCATCTTCGTAATGACCCATTTTAATAAACTGATTTTATAATGTAAATATATGTAATAAATACTAGCATTCCAAGTTATATTAATGTTAGAAAGGAAAAGGTAGACAGTTTTTCAACTATCTACCTCGGTGAACCCAATAGGAATCGAACCTATAACCGTCGCCTTAGAAGGGCGATGCTCTATCCAATTGAGCTATGAGTCCTAAAATGCTCACCCTGAGCGCCCTGATCTTACGAGAAGGGGGGTGAGCTATGTACTACTGGCGAGAATCGAACTCGCACGAACATTACTGTTCAAGGGATTTTAAGTCCCTCGTGTCTACCAATTCCACCACAGTAGCAAATTAAGGAGGGCTTCACTCTTTAGCCGGCTTTCACACTCAGAGTCCCCACCTAAAGCTTTAAGTAATCCGTCGATTACACTTTAGGGTTTTACGTTTTACTCCCTCCTATTTAGAGTTAATCTGCTTTATTTAATTTTTCAATTTTTCTTTCAATACCATCAATATCCATTTGAAGTTGGGCATATTCATTTACAACATCAACTTTATCTTTATTGTTAGGGTGGTATTTCCATAACTTTTCTTGTAATCCTGTTAAGAATACCATCTCATTAATTAAATCAATTCTTTCTTCACTTTTATTTCTACTTTCTAAATCCATAACTTATTATTTATTATTTATTATTTATTATTAACAATCCCAATCTTTAGCTGCAATTTGTAAGCATAATAGGGGTGATGCTTTTGGGTTTCTTTTCATTTCCATTAATGCCGTAAATACAACCTCCATTACTAAACCATTACGTTCAACACTTCCCCATAATTGGCTAAATTCTATAACCTGGTTAACATCAATCATTTCTAAAAATTCTTCTCTCATCAAATTCATAACTTTCTTATTTACTATAATATACGAATACTGTTTGGGGAAACCAAATCATGTCGCTGGGGTTTTAAATTACTCTTTTAAATATTGCTTGTTCTTTTAATTTAGCTTCAATAACTATATCTGGTTCTAAACCATATGTTTGAATTCTTTCATAAATCAAATCTGAATGTGCTTGAGGACGAATTGATTCATCTAATTTCTCCTTCTGCCTACTTTCAGAGTAATGGCAACACTGAGCAACACCCTTAGGCCATGTAGTGGATGCTAATTTTAATGCCTCTTCTTCACTTAACCCACCAGTATTAAATTTATGATGGAAATAATCAAATGTGATAGGAATGCCAATTGATTTATAAATTCCTTCATATAAATCTTTAACAGAATATTCATTTGGGCTGTCATCATTTTCGATTACTAACCGTTTTTTTGTGTCTATACGCAATAACTTAAAATTCTCCACAAACCGCGCCAATGTCGCGCTTTTATCGCCGTAAGCACCACCAACATGAATATTGATTTTATTATAATTTGACGGTTCAAACCCAAGCATATTCATCTGTTCACTATGACAATCGAGTTCTCGAACAGTTTTTGCAACTACTTTTGGGTTTGGTGAAGCAAGACAATTATAGGGGCCTGGATGCATTGTAAGTCGTTGATTTGCTTTAGTAGCAATTTCTCCTATTTCAAGCATTAATTTACAAATCTCATTATAATCTTTTAGGGATGAAAAATCATATTCATCTTGCCATGGGAATATTTGTGAAGATAAACGAAATAGTTTTACACCATTTTCATTATTCCATTGAACAATATTTTTTAAATCTTTAACATTCAATAACGCTAAATCAGAAACATAATCTAAACCCTTAGCATCGAAGGTTTTTCGACGCATGGTTCGATTTGTCATAATTTTATTTGCGCTAAGTGCAGTATTAATACAAGCGTATCCTAAATTCATATAACCTTTATTTTTAATTACCCGTGAATATACGATCAAATATACCGTTCTCCAAGCTCTTCAATGGAAGTCTTTATTTCTTCTAAAGAAAGTTGAAAAAATTCTCTTTGGTTATTTACTCTATAACCACTTAGTTTTTTATGTATTTCCCCTTCAAGCATCAAACCATTATAACAATGAAAGGCAAACTCAACATCATAAGGTAAAGCTACACCTGTAGCATTTGAAATTTGTTTTGCTCTTTCTTCGGGATGTTTATTTGTGTATCCAATCTTGTATACTCCCGGTTGTAATGCGTTAGATAACACATACACCCAACTATCATAGTCGCCATCACGATTGCTATATAATGTGGTTTTACGTGAGGTATAATAAGTAACATCTTCCCACCCTTCTTTATTAGAAGGTGTTAAAGTAAAATATTTAGCGTTTTCAATACCATCACTTGTAAAATCATCTTTACAAGCAATAAATTCTTTTGCATTTTCAATTGAAATTCTTTCCATAACCTTTATTTTTAATATGTTCTTTGGTGTTTTAAAGTAAATTTTAAATTACTATTTTCTTCTTCTAACTTAGAATTAGTATGCTTTAGATGTGTAATTTGATGACTCATTTTTAAAATAGTATTTTTCATCCTATCTTTATCATGCTCTAATTTTTTAATCTTTTTTTTATTTAGTAAATCCAAAACTTAATATTTTTATTAACAAGTCGTCTCGAAGATTCTCCTCTTAACAATATAACATCTATACATACGTATATATTACGATAATTGCAAACCTACCACTCCGGTTGTTTTAAGATAGTATGAATTTGCGGGGATTGTGGTAGTTGGGGTGAAAGTAAATGCACCTCCACTTCCAAATACACTTATGGAAAAACCAAAATCATTTTCTATTAATGAATCTTCATCAACTTCATTTAAAAACCCACCAAATGTTCCGGCACATGAAGTTTGAGTAGTAAGATTTTTATTTGCGGTTGAATTGGCTTCCAGCGTAAAGTAAGCTACCGAACCAATCGTTGTTGGTGTGTTAGATAATTCGAATGTATAGGTTTGACCGGCCGTCATTGCTGACGTGCCTAATGATCCACTTCCATTTAAGGATGATGCTGAGTATGTTGGCATAATGTGTTATGTTTTATGATAAATATCACGTTTTGTGGGTTCCGTTTATAATATTAGAAGAACTTAGGCCTTGAAATCGAGGTACATATAACATCTCCTTAGCCCACTTCTTACCTATAATTTCTTTATCTTTATATTCCTCACCAATTACAAATACTTCGGGAGCCAATCGTTTAATATTAGCTTCTAATTCTTCATCCGTATTAAAAGGTATTACCGTACGAATGTATTTTATACTTTGTAAAAAAATCATTCTATTTGCTAGAGAGTTTACCGGACGACAATCTCCTTTCATCGATCGTATTCTTTCATCTGAGTCGATTCCTACCACCACATCATTCCCTTGCTCCCAAGCTTTTTTAAATAGTTGGATGTGCCCCGCATGGAGCACATCAAAACAACCATTTAACCATGTTACTTTAGTTTGCATATTCAAGAGCTACATTAAATAATTCTTTATTAATTCTCATATCTTGTTTGAAATTTTTAATTTCACGAGCTTTACGTTCTTTACCACCTGCTCTATAATCAAAATCACCTGTAATTATTTTTTCTTGAACTACATTAAACACTGACCAAAGATCTGACCCACTATCTTCTTTTCTAACTGGTTGGATGAGTGCATCATAATCAATTTTAATACGTTTCATTTCCTTCTCTGAAAATCTGGTGTTTATTGCGGCTTTAGCAAAATCAAGAATTGCTTCTTGCCCCATTTCTGTGGCTTTCATTTTATTCATTGATTCTACTGTTAATGGAAACTTCCCAACCATCTCTTTAATCATTTCTTGAAGATCTTCAAAATTATAACCCATATGGCGCATTTTAACTGCTTCAAATTGAGTATCTGCAATAACTAAACCATTTGAACAAATTAAACGGAATAAACCTGCTTGAAATTGAAAAGCATTTTTACCATCATGTGAGTTTGTCATTAGAACTTGTGGGAAAACTGTATCACCATCATCCCCATTAATAACAACATCATCATTACGGAATGTAATAAGGTGTTTTTGGAAACCTTTGGTTGAATTTTTACGAGCTTTAACCTCTGTTGCCTGAATTGGCTTCCAACCTAACAATTCCATATCATCAATAACACGCTCTGTAGGAATGTGTGTGTAGTGTTTTGAAACTTCACTACTTGGTTCACTTGCAAATACGGATGGTGCCAAACTCATAATATTCTTTTTTGTCAAATACTTTGTGGTTTGGAGTTCTTTTGAATTCATCATAACTTTTATTTTTAATTATTAATATACTTGAATATACGAAGGGTAGCCTGGGAAGCCAAGCTTCCCGTGCATTACCTTTAAATTGTTTTAAATGTTTTTTTTACTAATAAACTTGGTGAAACTCTCATTATAGCTGCATTTGCACGTT